CCAAAATCCCGTTTCCGCAGCGGAACGCGCGTTCGCGCGCCTTCCATGAATGCCTCGGGGCGGGCCGATACAGCGTTAATGAACGCGTTGATTAATGGATATGTACAATTGTCTGCCTATATGTGCGAAAGCTTGAACACAAAAATTGAAGATGTCACTTCAGGACAATATCAAGCATTCTTGGAAAATTTTTACATTGGCTTGTTAGGCGACGATAGCGTCACTTTCACTTTGCCATTTCCAAATATAGGTAATCTGGTCTCTGACCATATAGCTCTTTACGGTTTCGAGGCACGTGACATGAAAACTTGGGTTCACCCCAAATTCATCACTTTCCTTGGCCAACGTGTTTATCCTGTGTTGAATGGTAAAGAAAAGACCATTGCATGGGGGCCTTCAATCGGCAGGAAACTATTTAAATTGGGTGTAGCTTGTGACATACAAGATGCCCCGTTACAATGGTTGAAACAAAATATGGTGGCAGTGACTAGAACTAGTCCACATGTCCCCATCATTTCCGATGTGGCAAATAAAACTTTGGAACTTCTCCAGCATGTGAACCATGATGAAATTATGGTTCAGAAAGCAATAGAGGAAAAATGGGCTTATAAAAGAGCCATGCTTTCAAATGATGTATTAAAAGCTGATTGGTCTAGGATGTCACGACACTTGGAAGACATTTATGATTTTGACATCTCAAAATACATCAAATTGCTTGGAGATTTAGATCTAGTAAAGAAACCAACAATTATTCTAAACCATCATTGGATACATCGAATGGTGGAATTAGACACTGGTGGATAAACATGGTTGGTTGCGTTGCTGTTGACTTAGTGAGTATGGGGAAACATTGACTGATGATAGTGCCTACTTGAAAATAACACACTCAGAAGGATCCCGTTATTTTAAACTATCAGTTTCAAAATGCCCACAAAACGAAATCAAAAGCAACAAAAACCAAAACCCAAAGCAAAGAACAGTAAACGATCTCCATTACCAAGACCTCGAATTCCTGATCGAATCATCAACACATCTAGGAAAGAGGCTACTCCTTGGAATCGACAAACAAAAGCATTGAACAGTTTGATCGTTGGAATTGAGGACAGGTTTCATGCCTCCCTCTTGGCCAACGTATTTGACCCTTCTCTTCCTTTCCCTTTACCTGGCCCAAATACTGACCCGTATT